TGCTCGACGCCGCGCCGCGGTTGCCGGTGCTCGACGCCGCGCCGCGGTTGCCGGTGCTCGACGCCGCGCCGTAGTCGCCGGTGCTCGACGCCGCGCCGCGGTTGCCGGTGCTCGACGCTGGCGACTCAGGATCAACTGGCGTACAGCGGCTGGTGGTGTACTCGATGGCCGCCTTCACCAGGCCCGCGATGGTCAACTCGGCCTTGATGGATATCTTGCGGCTGGCGACTTTCGAATCGCCGTCGTGGCGGCTCAGGTCGCCGGACTGCTCGACCAGCGCGAAGCGGCTACCTGCAGGGCGGTAGTAGCCCAGCACATCCAGCGGATACTCGCAGGCGTGGAAGCCGGAGGCACATGCCTCGACATCCCCTTCGTGCTTGTAGGTGCCGCCGATCTCGAACTGGTAGCCGCGGCACTTCAGGTTCTGATCGAAACCCTTAAATGCGGTGACGATTTCTTCAGCAGCCTCGGTCTTTTTCTTGCTGGTCATAGCTCGTTCCTTTTGAGTGCGAATGCCCTTGGCCGAGGGCTGGTGCGCGCTTTCGGCTGCCGGCGATGCGTCGGCATGCGAAAGAGGGCAGAAAATGCCCGGCGAACCGGGCTAAGAGGTGGCGTCCTTGCCGGGGAAGTCAGTTAACTCGACAGAAGTCGACAGATTCGGAGTAGTAGCCGTTCGACTCGCCAAGCCAGCGGATCACGACGAATCCCTTGGCAGTTGCAAGTCGATAGAAGGTCCATGTGTAGCTTTCTACGTAGTCTCCCGGAGGCGCCGGGAAGTCGTCGCTACTGACGTCCTCGGCAACCACCAACGGCTGACCAACAAGGTCTCTTGCGTCGCCCTCGATATCGTCAATCGAAACGCTCTCACAGCAGTCCTGCGCGTGATACATCCGAAACAGAGAGCCGTCTTCACATTCGAAATCGACAGAATCGCTGCCAGCTTCCAATCCGGTGATCTGCTTGATGGTCTTTCCGAGAAGATCAGAAATCGAAGCGTGCTTGTACATATCTCGCCTCCAGTGTGTGTATGCGCAAGGGCGCGTTAGGCGGTGGCCTTTGCGATTGCGCCCCGGGCTTGCTGTATCAAGTCGAGTTCACTCGAAGACTTTGGTAGACAGTCGTCGTTGTACTGTCCGCCGTATACTTCAAGCATTCCTTGTAGAGCCTCAAGCAGTTCGGGCGCGGCTGCGATCAGTCGAGCGTCTGCCGTCCGACTCATGTAGTCATTGAAATCCAAGTCAAGCGCGGTAGTGACCACAGAAATATCGAAAGAGGGGCCCTTAATCTCAATGAATGAAGGATAGTGGCCGTCAACCACCACCCACGGACAGGCGTATGGCTCATGCTGTTCTCCTGTCTTAGGTATGGAGCCATGGGGGAGCGGACCGAGAGGCTTATGCGCCTCTAGCCGCTGTATCTGATGCGGCGCGATCCGCTAGAAGCTAACCGGTGTTCGCGTTCCGGCCGATCCGCTCCCCTCATGACTCCAAGGTTCGATGCCCGCTCAGTCGTCGCTCTCGGGGTTCAACAGGGCTTTGAGCTGGTCCGGGTTCGGCTTGCTCCAGTTGGTGATCTGGCCGGTCTCGATGTTGATGTTCAGGATCAGGTAGTCGCCGTAGTGCTGGCCGGGGAAGAAGTCGGGCACGTAGCCTTCGTAGTCGCCTACCTTGTCGCCCTCGACGTCGAACACATCAGCCTCGAAACGGTCGCAGACCTTGATATGCAGCCGGACCTCAGTCACATCGACCTGGACCGTCTTCTGTTGGTTGATCTTCATGGTGTTTTCCTCGCTGCTGGTTACATCCCGCTGCCGCCTCTATGAAGCGGCAGAAGTGATGCTTACAGCTGGGGAGCGTCGCGGTTCGGGCCGCCGCGCTGCGGCGCCTGCACCTGGGCGGCAGTGACGCCGTCGCCGATGACCTCGATGCGGCCCTCGTCGAACCACTGAGCGCCGTCGATCTTCCCGTCACGCACCGGCGGAACCAGGCTGTACTGGTCGCAGCCGGTCAGGTACTGGCAGCGGCCGGTGATGATTCCCTCGAAGCCGGTGATCTTGTCCCGGCCCTTCTTTCCAAGCTCGATCATGGTGATTCCTCTGTTGGTGGCATCCCAAAGCGCCCTCGGGTGAAGGCGCTTCAGTGATGCTCTCGGTGTCGCTCCCGCGTTCGCCTAACTGGGCTTCTACAACCCGCGGGTGATGCTGTCCTCACCACTACCGATGGCAGCTCGGACTCGATGTGTTTGGCCTTGGGCTTCCCTCGCTGCGCCTTCAATCGGTGTACGGAGCAGGTCGTCGGGGGCTGGATTGATCTCACGGGTTCGCTGCAGCCCGGCGGCCTGGTGATGTGGGCAGCTGCTCGCGAGGTGCCGACCCGAACATCGGCTGGGCTTGTTACTGCATGGGTGGGTTCCTCCTATTGGTGTCATCTCGGTCGCTTCTCCATGTCGGGGTTCATTCCCACTCCTGCGTTTGCTTCTTTGGTCTATTGGCAGGTGACTTGAGCGACGTCGCGTGCAATGCATGGGCTTGCACGGCTGGACTATCTGGCCCAGCTCAGGCTGCGTCTTTTGCCTCTTCCAGCGTCATCGCGACGGTGGTGCAGCAGAGGGTTCCCGAATTGTGAAAAGAGCGTTCCGGCTTCGCCGAGGCATCTCTGCCTGTGCCGCGGCGGTGGATTGCGTTGGCGTTGAGGTAAAATTATCAGCGGTCATAAAATCAGTCAACACCTGCGGTAATAAAATTTACTACCGCCACAAAAAATCCCGCTCTATGCGGGCTCAGGATTCGGTGTCAGGCGGGGAGGGGCGCCCCATCAGGTACAATCCCTCCCTCAGACCGGAGGGCTTATGAGCTACAACCTTGCGAACCTACCGATGGACGAACGCCGGGCGATGGGAGACGAGAAGTCGGAGTTGTTCGCCTACTGGCAGCAGAACCTGGACAGAGCGAAGGGAGAGGCCGCGCGCATCCTGGGCGAGAAGGATCGGCGGAAGGGGAAGTGGCGGGAGTGGGCCGCAGAGCAGATCGAGGCGCTACAGCCTGAGCAGTATCGGGAGATGGTCAGAAGGGAAGTGGGGCGCTGAGGCGAGAAACAGCCATGTCATCTACTGAAGACCTCGAACTACAGATGCGCGAAGCCCTGGGCATAGTCCCGGCGAGAAAGAAGACGACAAAGGACGCCAGCAGGCCGGTTGGCGGCTACCTGGTGGTCTTGAGCGTGAGGGGCGATAGCGGCCCGGCGTTCCGCTTCGAGCACCGCTCGCGGAGCATCAGCCGGACCGAGGCAATATTGGCGGCCGAGAAGCAGGCCAAGGCGCAGGGGCTGCGGCCCTGGGCGCTGCTGGACGTCGAGCAGTTCTGACTCGTACCACCCTTGCAAACAATGCCAATTGCGCCCAAATTGACTATTACGGCGGCGCAAGCATAATGTCGCCGCCAAAAGCTTGTCATCAGCCATAGAGAGGAGGGACGCATGAGATACAGCACCGCGCTTGACGTCCTGAAGGCTCATTGGGACTTCAAGCTTCCAGTCGACCCCATCACCATTGCCGAGAAGATGGGCATTGAGGTTCAGGCAGGTTCGCCGCTTGACCGCGAAAGCGGCCATTACAGCTATCGCGATGGTGATCCGCTGATTACCTACAATCCTGCTGATTCCGCAGTACGCCGTCGCTTCACGGTAGCTCATGAGATCGGGCACCATATAAATGGCGATGTTGACGCCCCGCGTGATACCGACAAGCAGATGAGCGCTAGCGTGCGCGATCCTAGAGAGGTTGCGGCAAACCGCTTTGCCGCATCGCTTCTGATGCCCGCCGCCTTGGTGAAGCACATGATTTTCGAAGAGAAGGTTGCCGATCTTAAAAAGCTGGCCGCTACCTTCGGTGTTTCGACCGCTGCAATGGAATATCGCCTGAGAAACCTCGGCATCCTATGAGGAACGACGACCAGGGATTGGCCGAAGGCGAAAGCTCCGTAGATCCAAGAATCCTTCAGAACTATCTGAGAAAGGAGATTTGGCGCTTCGAATGGGAGCAGAAGCTGGCCCGGCGAGCCATGCAATTTGTTGGGTTTTTCTACCTTATGCTGGTTGGGTTCATCTTCCTCGGTAATGGTCGCTTCGTCTTTGGGAAGTGGTATGTCGTGCTCAGTTTTAAGTCCCATGCAGCCACTGACATTCCTATCATTCTGGCTTTGGCGTCTATACCAACGGTCCTGCTCATAGCTTTGATGCGTTACTTCCACCATCGGGAGAAAGCATCAGAGGGGCAGGACTCGCCGCTGCCGTTGAGCATGCAAACGGCAAAGGACCTTCTCGACATCATGAAGGACCAAAAGCAGTAGCCCGCAGCGGGGCTTTGCTATCTCTCTTCTTCGCGCGCGATCAGCTCCACCAGCGCCTCCGAAATGAAGTCCGCGTTCTCGGTCAGCGTCTCCAGGTGGAGCTTCACTGCGTCTGAGGTTTCGATGGAGCCTCGTTGCTCAACCCAGATCGCCAACTCTTCGACAGCCGAGCCGATGGCGTTGATGTTCAGGTTGAGGCGGTAGAGCAGGGCGGGGAGAGGGGAGTCGGCCATGGGAACCTCCAGAGCGGAGGACTCAGCTTAGGCCGGAAACGAAAAGGCCGCACTCAATGGCGCGGCCTTGTCCTGGTAGCTGCTGTCTTCCCAGCTCCAGGGCAGGGGAAATTTACCAAAACGGGTAGGGCGGTCAAGGGAGGGCGAAAAGCCCAGCGGGCGCGGGGCTTAGGGCCATGCTTAGTGATGACTTCGGCTGGCGCCGCGCTTCTCCAGGTCGGTGAACAGCATGGACTTCACCAGCGATGAGATGATGTCGCGCTCCATCAGGGCGCTCGCGTGGTCCTTACGGTCATCGATCACAACCATGATCTCCCGGCCCTTGGTATAGGGGCTGCTCAGGATGTCGCCGGCCTTGCGCATAACGCCGCCCGTCGCATTGGCGTTCGGGCTGATTGCGTCCACCAGCAGATTGCCCAACTGGAAGTCGAAAGTGTGCTCGCGCCGGGACAGGCCGCGAGCCTTGGGCCGCAGCGACAGTGTTTCGGTGGGGCGCCAGTGCCGCAGTAGCATCTCCACCTCATCGACCAGCACATGCCAGTCAGAAGGAGTCGCCAACGCCTCGCGCTCGTATTCGACGATGGACATCAAGCCAGCCAGGTAGCGGGCGATCAGATCGGAGGCCTGTTGGTTCGGTCCGCTGGCCAAGATCTCGCCCGCATCGCTCAGCGCCAGGCTATGCAGTTCCAGGCGATTGCGCAGCGAGGCCCAGCGGCGCTTGTCCGAAGAGGACAGACCGATGCTCATCAGGTGGGCGAGGGTGTCGCCATTGTCGCTGAGCACCAGAACGGTTCCGTGCTCCTTCACGTAGAAGGCAATCGGCTCTCCATCCGAGAAGGAAAACGGCGTGTCGACCTCTAGCACCGGCCCATGGGTGATGCCTTTCACGGGTCGGCACTCGAAGCCCAGATTATTGATCAGCCAGTTACATTCCATGATCGTCACCAAACGGGTATGGCAGTTCGGTCTCCAATGTCAGACAGATGCGGCTACAGAATAATTCCAGCCAGAGCTTGTAGTCTGTGCAGCAGAGGTCATTTTGTACAGGTCGCACATCGCCATCGTCGCCGTAGTGCTCGTGCGGGCCGTAGAGCCTTGGCGGCCCGTTGTGCGAACGCTTGTCCTGGGGGACGACTTCTAGTTGGTAGACGCGCCGCTGCTTCTGGTTGCTCAGGCGGAACATGGTGAAGGTGTACTTGCAGCGATCCGCAGCCACGCCCGTGCGCAGCACGATCTCGATGGTCACGCCGGGGATGGTTGCGCCATCCTCATCCTCCGGCCGGAAGGCGGCGACCTTGAACAGGGTGTTAGTATCCTTAGTGCCGAACGCCAAACGGCCAGAGAAGCGCTTGGGTCGCGCGATCAGTTGCTGATCATCCATGCATACGCCTCACTCCCCCCATTTGCCTATCGCTCCGGCCCTGGCCATGACACCTATCAGCCCTTACTCCGCGTTATCCGCACCGCCTTGACCTCATCAGCATACGAGCCAAGACGATCCTCACCATTGATGAGCACCCCAACGATACGGAGTACGGCCCAGGCGTCGGTCTCATTGCCTGACTGGCTCAGTCGCTCGGCGATCTTCACCAGGTCGACGGATGCCCACTTGAGGTCCGCCGTGATGGCCTTGAGGTCGTGCTTGAGCAACTGGGTGGGTTTGTTGATGCCCATTTTTACGGATCCGGCAGACTGATTACCGCTTGAAGGCGTTCCGGCTTCGCAGTGTCGACCACCAGAACACCCACCCGATGATGCTGATGTTCTTGGCGTGCATCTCTTCGGACGAGTACTCCTCGTCGGCGTACTCGTCGCGGTTGAAGCTGCGCAGGCGCAGGCCGCCACCTGGCAGCCGGTAGAGGTACTTCACCCGCAGCATCCCATCGTGCTCCAGGGCGTAGATTTCCCCATCCACGACACGGGTAGTCGCCTTGTCGATGCCGATGGTGGCGCCGTTCATGATGAGCGGCTCCATGCTGTTTCCCTTGAGCTGGGCACATACCGCCGCTGCAGGGTCTACGCCGGCAGCTCGGAGGGTGGCGTAGGAGAAGCGCAGCTTGCGCCCCTCGATCTGGCGCACCGCGGTGCGCCCGGCGCCGGCGGCCAGTTCAACTTCCTTGTAGAGCGGCAATTCCACCTCGTCATCGTCTAACGGCGTGCTGTCATCCCAGGGCGACAGGTCGCCGATCATGACGGCCTCGGGCTCTTCATCTCTGGATGGCAGGGCTGTACGAGCCATGGAGCGTATTTCTGCGGCAAGCCTTGGGCTGAATGCTTCAACCGGCTCCTGAAGGTATCGAGAGAACACGGCTGCCGCCTCCGCATTTAGTGCATTGCGCCCTCTCAGGTAATGACTGGCAGCACTCTGCGAGCTGGCCTTGAGACCCTCCAGCGCGATCTTCTCCTGAGTAATCCCAAGCATTTTTTTCTTGGCCTTGTAGATGGCATTCAGGGCATCGCATTCGCGCTGCTCCTCCTCCGTCAAGGACCGCTTCTTTGATTTCTTTTCCATGCGCCAAGGCTATGACCTGAGGTAATTGCTGTTCTAAGACCGCAGGTCTTGCGAAAAACAAGACCGCAAGTAATAATCTGTGCGTGCCACCAACGGAGCGCCCAATGAAGCGGACACATCTCAAGCAATTCGTCGCTGACCGCGGGCAGGTTGATTCGGCTTCCCTGCTGGGCGTTACCCAGGGAGCAATCAGCAAGGCCCTGCGAGTTGGTCGCGACATCTACGTCACCGAGCACGACGACGGAACCTTCACCGCCGAAGAGCTGCGGCCGTTCCCCTCCCAAGCCAAAACCCAAGCCGCATAGGAGACCTCCATGGATACCCAGGAACTCAAGGTCCAGGTCTTGGCTGACCTCAGTGACTTCGAACAGAAGATCAGCCGAGTCCTGAAGCGCCTACCGCTTGAGCTTCGCGATGAGTTCCTGAGCAGCCTTCAGCGTTTTCTCTTTGATAGCCGCCTGTGCCTCATCCGAATCGATGAACCCCTGGACGAGGGCGTCACGGGTGAAGGCGGCATTGCATCCGGCGCAGGTGAAAAGCTCGTTTTCCGAGTCAGCTTCACCGGACTTGACGATCTGTGTGCTTCCGCACTGCGGGCAACTGATGGTGAGGGTGCCTAACGGAGTTATGGACATCGGAACCTCCTGGTTCGCTGTGTTGTGTAGGAGCTTCAGAGCCTACCAGCGAGGTTCCGACCTTTACAGCGGCCCCGAGTGGGGCTGGAAGACGAAACCAATCGCATAGGAGACCTGTGCATGTACGACAACCCCGAGCAGCGCAAAACCCAGCGCCCGAAGCTCAGCCTGACACCCCAGTTCGACCGGATGCTGCGTAAGGCGGCCAACAGGGCGAACGTGGAATACGCCGCGTTCCTCCGCGAGCTCATCGAATGGTCCGTCATCAACGGCGCCATCGAGTCGATCCAGGAAGAACAAGCCATCAAGTTCGATTCTACGGCGGCTTAAGGCCCCTCTGGAGGGGCTATGAGCGCACTCGAATTCGATGACCTGCCTGAGTGGGTGAAAGAGAGCATCGATGCCCTGGCCAAGCAGCATGGCTGGAGCATTGAACGCTGCATGGAAGAGATCGTGATCGAAGGGATTGCGATGGGCGGACTGACATCCGCAGGGCGACCTAAAGCGAAGGTCGTCCAGCTGAGGCCTGAAGAGGGGCTCAAGGGTGACTAACCGCGCTGTCGGCCAGTGACAGCTAAGGCGCCTTCTCCGAGCAGGCGCAGCGGTGGAAGTGAAGTACAGAGCACGGGGCGAAAACACCAGCCCCCAAGCGTCCGGCAAGTGGCGGGAGTAACGCCCCAAGAGCTGAGTCGGACCAACCGCTAGGACGCGGGGAAGCTGCAAGCAGGTGACGGCGAGAAGGGCCGGTGACTGTGGAGGCGCGAGGGGATTCTGGAAGGAGGGCGGCCCTGCATCCGGGCAAGCGGTCACTGTTCGGATGCCAACCCTGGCGGCAAGTGAGTTGCCCGGCGAAGTAGAGAAGTCGGGCGTGTTTGGGGGGCAGAAGGCCGCCCCATCCAGCCAGGTATAGCGAGCTCGAAAGACAACCGATTCCGGGAAATTTCGTTGGGCCGGGTGCCCTCTTGATCTTGGTATGCCTGAAACACAGGGCCAAGCCAGGAAAAGCCCCGACCAGGAGTGAGTGAGATGGCTCGACGGCGTAAGGGGAAAGCGCAGAGCGCTCCCTTGGTTGGGAAGAAGAGGAAGCCGGACCCGAACGGCTACTACGACTGGCTGATCGGGAAGGGTTATGCGCCCGCCAACGCGATGCGGATGGTTGAGGCGAAGTTCGGCGGGGAGGCGAAACGCGAGCCTTCCCTTGGTTGGGCCTGGAAAGGCTGAAACGAAAACGCCCCGCAGTCGGCAAGGACAGAACGGGGCGCTGCTCAGAGAGCGAGGACGATTATGGCTCAGATTCTTCGACCGTACCAAGACCAGGCGCTGAACGAGCTTCGGCGTGGCATCCGCGATGGTCATCTTGTGCAGATGCTGATGGCGCCAACCGGTGCCGGGAAGTGTCTGGGTAAAGGCACACCTGTTTTGATGTTCGACGGCACTGTCAGGGCTGTCGAAGATGTCTCTGCTGGGGAATTGCTCATGGGTCCTGACAGCAAGCCGCGCCGAGTCCTGTCTACTTGTCGAGGTCGTGAAAATCTGTATCGCGTGACCCCGACAAAGGGCGACAGCTACGTCGTTAATGAATCTCACATCCTTTCGCTGCGGCTGATCGGCAATGACCGCCTTGGCGGCTATGAGCCTGGCATCGTGAATATTGGGGTAAGCGACTATCTGCAACAGTCCAAGACCTTCAAGCATTGCGCGAAGGGCTGGAGAACTGGCGTCGATTTCGCATCTTCTGGCGAAGTGCTCACTGTCCCGCCGTACATAGTCGGCGCTTGGCTGGGGGACGGCACCACGGGGCAGCCGCACCTGACCACGGCAGACAGCGAAGTCGCAGAGGAATGGGCTGACTATGCTGCGGCGTCAGGTCATGACGTGGCGGTCTACCCTGGTCGCGGCTGCTCCACTTACCGCATTACGCGCCATCGCCAGCAGAAGGTTAAGAACTCCGCTCTGGAGGGACTGCGCGAGCTCGGCATCCTTTTCGATAAGCACATACCGCACGTTTACAAGACAGCCTCACGGCAAGACCGGCTTGAGTTGTTGGCCGGGATAGTAGATACGGACGGATTCCTTGGTAATGGCTACTACGATCTGACGCTAAAGCAGGTACAGCTTGCCAATGACGTGGCGTTTTTGGCGCGCTCTTTGGGGCTCGCCGCTTATGTAACCCCCTGCCGCAAGGTTATCAAGGCAACAGGCTTTGTTGGTGAATACTTCCGAGTCAGCATCAGCGGCAACGTCCACATCATCCCTTGTCGAGTGCCGCGCCGCATCGCGTCACCTCGTAAGCAAATCAAGAATGTCCTGAACATAGGCATCACGGTTGATCCAATAGGCGAGGGTGATTATTACGGCTTTGAGATCGACGGCGACCGCCTGTTTTTGCTGGGCGATTTCACGGTCACACACAACACCACCATCGCATCGGCGATGAAGCAGGGTGCCTGCGCCAAGGGCAAGCGGGCGTTCTTTATTGTCGACTCCCTGGAGCTAGTGGATCAGGCGGTGGCACGGTTCTGCCATGACGGCCTGCAGGTGGGTGTCATCCAGTCCGACCACATCTTCACGGACTACAGCAAGCCGGTGCAGGTCTGCACCATTCAAACCCTGCGTTCCCGCTGGAAAGACTTGGCTGATCACCTCAAGCCTGACTTGGTGGTGATCGACGAGGCTCACGTCCTGCACAAGATGCACAAGGAGATCATCGCCGAGTGCATCGAGCGCAAGATTCCGGTGATCGGCCTCAGCGCCACTCCGTTCCGCAAGGGGCTCGGCAAGACCTTCGGGCGTCTGGTTGTCACCGCCTCGCTGTCCGATCTGACTCAGCAGGGCTACCTGGTCCCCGCCGAGTGCTATGCCCCGCACATCCCTGACATGAAGGGGATCAAGACCACTGCCGATGGTGATTGGGCTGAAGACGCCCTGGCCGAGGTGATGGGCAGCGCCAAGATCATGGGCGATGTAGTGACCAACTGGCTGATCCACGCGAAAGACCGCCAGACCGTGGTGTTCGCCTGCAATGTCGCGCATTCCCGCGAGCTTGCCCGTCAGTTCAATACCGCCGGCATCCTGGCCGCACACGTCGATGGGTACATGGATGAACAGGAGCGGGCGAAGATCATCAAGAACTTCCGCCACGGTTCCATCCGTGTTCTCTGCAACGTCGCCGTGCTGACCAAGGGGTTCGATGCGCCGGAGACTTCCTGTGTTGTTCTGGCGCGCCCCACGAAGTCGCTGATGATGCATTACCAGATGATGGGCCGTGGCCTGCGCCCGGCGCCGGGCAAGAAGGATTGCTTGGCGGCAGGCACGCAGGTTTTGACCGACAAAGGCTTAGTAAATATTGAGCATGTAACACTTGACCACAAGGTTTGGGACGGAGTACAGTTTGTTGAGCATGGCGGTGCTGTTTGCCGGGGCGTTCAGCCGGTAATTGAGTACGACGGCCTAGTTGCAACTCCTGACCACGAGGTGATGACAAGTGAAGGCTGGAAACCAATCTCAGAAGCGGCTCATCGACGACTCAAGATTGCTGAGACAGGATCTGGTGGGCGCGAAATTCGGTTCTCTGAAAATTGTTTCAAGGAAAACGGAAGGGTCCGGACACAATCTCCTAGTGGAGGTTTTGTGCGAGAGGTGCGGCCACATATTCATGGCGCTATACCACAACATGAGGAAGCGGCCAAATACGAAAGCTTGCCCATCATGCAATCCAAGGCTACCGGTGACTGTCCCGCGCTGGCTGTATCAGCGCTGCCAAGGTCAACAGCAGCGCTGCAACAATCCAGCGAGCTCAGCATACGAGAGGTACGGAGCGCGCGGAATCCAATTCAGGTTCAAGAATCCAAATCAGGCTGCAAAATGGGTGGCCGAAAATCTGGGAATCCCGGAAGACAGGGTCATGCAGTTGGATCGGATAGACAACAGTGGGCACTACGAGCCAGGGAATCTGCGCTGGGTGCATCCTGTAGAGAATCAGAACAACACCAGGTGCGCGAAAGGCAGGGAAAGGTTCTTGGCGTTCCGGAAAAACTTCCCGCACGTTCGGTACGCGGACTCGACGCTTTCAAGACTTATTCTTCAGGGGTTCTCGGACGAAGAAATTGTGGAGCGATGGAATACTCCGTCCCACAAGCCGAAAGGGAAGTATGGGATATCGTCAATGCAGGGCCCTTACAGAGATTTACCGCAAACGGACGGTTAGTCCATAACTGCATCATCATCGACCATGCCGGCAACTGTCTGCGCAATGGCGTTCCGACTGAGCCGTTGCCGACTGAGTTGGATATGGGCGCCGGCAAGAACAGCGACCGCCGCGTACGCGATACCGAGAAGGCTGAACGCCTGCCTCGTCCATGCCCGAAGTGCCAGCGACTTTTCGCCACCAGCATCTGCCCGGCCTGTGGCTTCAAACCCGAGGCGCATGAGGATGTCGAGTGGTGCGACGGCAAGCTGGTGAAGATCGGCGAGAGCACTTCCAAGCGGAAGACCTTCAGCACCGCCGAGAAGGAGGCCATCTTCGCCCAGTTCCTCGGCTATGCCATAGACCACCATCACAACCCCGGGTGGGCCTGGCACAAGTGCCGCGAATACTGCGGCAGCGCTCCGCGTGACACCAAGAGCATAGCCCCGCGCCATCCGTCACCCGAGATCGAGAAGTGGATTCGCCACATCAACATCAAGTGGGCCAAGCGGAGGACTGCGGCATGAAGACTTCGGAACGCATGGTTGGCCGCTGGGCTGACGCACTTCGCTCCTACGGACTAACCGAGAAACAACTCGGCGGGAAGCACACTGAGTGTCCAATCTGCGGGGGTAAGGATCGCTTCCGCTTCGATGACAAAGAAGGTTCTGGCTCGTACTACTGCAACGGCTGTGGAGCTGGTGATGGTTTCAAACTGGCGATGGCTGTGACCGGGATGAGCTTTAAAGAGCTTGCGCATGATCTGGATGGGAAGGCTGGCGTTCTGCGGGAGATGGTCAAGCAGGAGCGAGACCACCGCGGCCTGCTCAAGCGCATCCATGACGGCAACCTTCCCCTTGCCGATATCGACCCCGTTGTTCTGTATCTGCGGTCCCGCGGCATCCAGGCAATCCCCCGCAGTTTCCTGCGTTTCAATCCGGGCGCTTGGAATTGGAGTGACAAGGCTTCTTCCCCGGCCATGGTTGCGGCCATGTTCGACGTGGAAGGCAAGCGTAAAGGCTATCACCTGACCTTCATCACCAAGGAAGGCCGCAAGGCCCCATTGGCGAATCAGAAGCTCTACACGCCAGGCCAGACGGGTGACTGCGTTATCCGCCTCTGTGAGCCCTCTATGCACCTTGGCCTGGCTGAAGGCATCGAGACCGCTCTGTCCGCCGCTCAGCTCTACGGAATTCCCTGCTGGGCCACTGGGGATGCCGGCCGCATGGAGCGCTTCAAGCTGCCAGCAGGTGTCGAGCAAGTGACGATCTTTGCCGACGTGGACCATTCCCACACTGGCGAGGCAGCCGCTGAATCGCTCGCTCGCCGTCTGATCCTGCAACACAAGATCACCGTTGAAGTCCGCCGCGATTGCCCTCGCGGCCAGGACTACAACGACCTGCTCATGCAGCGCATTAGGGAGGCCTCTTGAGATGGGAGCGCATCAACGAGTGGCTCGTCCGAAGGCCGGATGGGTACGCCATAGCGAAGTTCATGGATGGATCGGAGCCCCTATTCAGGCCCTCATTCAGGGGCGAATTCATCGGGCCAGCAGGCACGAAGGAGTCGGCGCTGGAGCGCTGCCGGGAGCATGCCAGGGCTCTGTGATGATCCTGATGGAAGACTGCGACCCGCTCGCAGTGGTTCGTTCGATTTGGCCGACTGCGGAGGTGGCGTGATGGCTGACAAATACCTGGCCGCCATCGTGCGCCACGAACGGGCCGCTCAGGCCAATTCCCGGCTCAGCCATGAGATTGGCGATGCCTTGGCCAAATGCCCGGTTAACGTCGAGCTCGGCCAATGGGAAACCACCAATGCGCGCCGCGCAGAACTGACCGCCCAGGACGGACGGTCCAAGACGCACGTCTGGATGGCCCTGAACTTCACCGATATCGGCTGTCACGGATATCCCGTTCGCCTCCACATGGATGAGATAGCCGATTTTCTCGCCGAAGACCCGGTATGCGAGCACTGCCAGCAGGCATGGCAACTCGTTCTGCAGCGTAAGCAGGTCCGCGAAGAACTGGGCAATGCGAAGCGTGCGATTCGAAGCATCGGCCGCGCCGCTTTGGCGAAGGAGGTGGCCAATGGATAAGCCCCGCCAGTTCTACCAAGCCAGCTACGGCGTCCACCTTCCCTACAACAAGCGCATGTGCTTCGGCTGCAACCAGGTTAAGCCCCGCGACAAGGCTCCGGCGTCCAAGGCTTGGCGCTGTGCCGATTGCAAGGCGAAGGCCAGGGAGGCGCGTAATGGCTGATCTCCAACTCCGCACCGAATCCGACCGCGCACGCCTGATCGGCTTCATCTCTGGCCTAGACCTGAGCAAGCCCCGCAAGGTGGCCATCAGCGAAGTCCGCAGCAAGCGCAGCGATGCGCAGAACAGGCTTCTTTGGATGTGGAATGGCGAGATCCAGAAGCATCTGCGCGAGTCCTTCGGCCAGATCGCCAGTTCCGAAGAATGGCACGAGATCCTGGTAGCCAAGCTCTGGCCGAGCCAGGTCCACCCGGTAGAGCTCCCGGACGGCACCAAGTACCGCGTCGGCCGGGCCAAGACGCGCAGCTTCAACATCCAGCAGATGACGACCTACCTGGAACTGCTCGATGCGTACTGCGCCGAGCACCTGGGCCTGCTTCTACCACATCCGGAAGACCTGATGCTGGCCATCTACGGCGAGCGCAAGGGGAGGGCGGCATGAGCAAGTTCAAGCCAGGCGATCTCGCGCTCGTCATCGGAGAAAGAAACTTCGGGCGTTGCGTAGAGCTGATCTCCTTCCACGTGGGCCCTTGTCGTGTCGACATTAAAGGAAACAGATGGGTAATCGTCCCGGAAGGCGTTCCAGCATGGCGCGTCACGGCAAAGGACCTGGCGGGCGAGTTGGTTACCTCAGGTAAGGCTGTGAAAACCGATGAAGTCCTGATCCGAGAATCGAAACTTATCCCGCTGAAGGGCGACTTCCAGCCTGAGCAGCAGAAGAGCAGGGAGGTGGAGGCGTGATTCACGCGAAGCTGATGCGCAAGCGGAAGAAGTTCGGCCGGTGCTGTTGCGCCGGCCATGGCGGTTCCTGCCAAGTTAGCCGGGATATCCAGTCGACGCCATGCGGGCGCTCTGTAGACCGGCGGGAAACTCGTAAGGCGCTCCGTGACGGCTGGGAGGACTACTGATGCTCTCCACCCGCCAGCCACGCCCGAAGAAGTGCCAGAACACCGAATGCGGCACCAAGTTCATCCCTCAGCGCCTGGGGCAGCGCGTCTGCTCCCCAGCCTGCGCCCTGGCCATCAAGGACAAGCACGCCAAGCCGGCGCGGAAGGCCATCGCCGACCGAGAGCGGCGGGAGATGAAAGTGCGGAAGGAGAGGCTGAAGAGCAGGGCAGAGCACCTGAAGGAGTGCCAGGCCATCTTCAACCAGTACATCCGACTCCGGGACGCGGACAAGCCCTGTGTGAGCTGCGGCCGTCCCGCCACCTGGGATGGCCAATGGCACGCGTCGCACTATCGCAGCGTTGGTTCCACGCCGTCGCTCCGCTTCAGCCCGCTCAACGTGCACCGCGCTTGTTCCATCTGCAACTCCCACCTGAGCGGCAACATCATGGGCTATCGGCCCGAGCTGGTGCGTCGGATCGGGGAAGAGGCAGTCCTGGAGCTGGAAGGGCCTCATGAGCCCCTGAAGCTGACCATCGAGGACATCAAGGCATTGAAGGCCAAGTTCCGGGCCTGGGTGCGCGAACTGAAGAGGGGAGCAGCGTGATGAATGACTTCGTTTATTGCGGCGGACTTATCTACATGCTGATTCTTGGTCTCTATGCCGGAATTCAGTTCGGCAGGATAAAGGCGCAGAACGAGATGATTGATGAGCTTCGTCAGGCGCGGGAAGAAGCTGCTCGAGAACGCTTGTTAAGGCGGCTCCATGCACCGATCGAGGAAGGCGAATGACACTAGCCGAATACGTAGCCCAACAATGGGCAATCCTTCGAGAGTACGGGCTGATCAAGGGGGAAGGGGAATGATCTACACCAGCGTTCTTGCCGCGGTCGTATCGGCTCTCGCCGCCGAGACCATCGACAACACCAGCAAGCAGGCCTGGCAGAGGCTCTACCGGCCCGGGTATCAGGATGGGCTTGATCTAGCCACCCTGATCAGAAGCGGAGGCTCTGACGGAATCCAGCGCATCGATGCGGATTGCTGGGTATTCGCCAGATTGCACAGCCAGTTGAAGTCCCGGCATTGGGATGCGCTGGTTGCCCGATATAGCACCCACAAGGGCAGGAAGGTCGATTCGATCGGAAAGCTATGCCCGTTGATAGCCAGCCATGCTCCGAGGCTCTTCGTGCAGAAGGCCATAACCGTTTGGGCGATACCCCAGCTCAAAGGGATGGACGGGAAGCGATCAACCGACATGATCATCCTGCCAGCCAGGTTCTACGACATGGCGCAATGGGACGATCAGGGGCTTAATCGATCGACCTATTGGCGATGGAGGAAGCAGATCGAGGATCGTCTCGACGAGATGGTGAAGGAGGCCTTGAATGCGGCTGGCGAGCTATTGCGCAATGAAGGAGTGATTCTCAACGAAGCTGCTTGACTTCCATGCAACCGTGCAACAAAATTTCCCCATCCTGCGGATTTTACGCAATCGATGATCAAGAAGCCCTGGCCAATGCCGGGGCTTCGTCGTTCTAAGGCAGCTGTGGACCACTGGGAGGTTGCCAGCCTCATAAGCTGGAGAGACGGGGTTCGATTCCCTGCGCTGCTACCAAATCCTTCTGGGTTGCGACTACGCGGCCGAGGATGGTCAAAGGTGGAACCCGGTCCTACCTCGACCTAATACTCCGGGACAATGGCATGTAAAACCTGGTCAGCTGCGGCGCGAAGGCACCGTAAGCGCTCTGTAAGAGCGTCGGCCCCAGGGCTTGCCATAGGACTGCGCCCTTTGCGCAGCGCCTTGGACACGCAGGCGGAAAAGTGAAGTGGGAGCGGGTGGAAGCCCCGCACCAATCTTGATCGGAGGTCGCCATGTCCACTCGCCCGAACGACATCGCTACCCTGAACATCATCGGCTGGACCGTCATCTCGGTCCTGACCTTCCTGGTCATCAGCCTCATCTAGTTTCCGCGCTCCCCAGCGCTTTGCCCGGTATAGCCGTAGGCCCCGGGCGTTTTCTTCGCCGCCATAGCTCAGCCGGTAGAGCAGCCGCCTTGTAAGCGGAAGGCCCAGGGTTCAAGTCCTTGTGGCGGCACCAGTAGATGGCATGTAGCTCAGCGGCAGAGCACCCGGCTGTTAACCGGGCGGTCCTTGGTTCGATCCCAAGCTTGCCAGCCATTCCTGCCTCACCAACGCGCAGTGCCTGCCCGGCGTAGGGCTAGGACAACCGAGATGCCACGAATGAAAGAAGATCCCAGCTTCTGGGCTGCACTGCTGGCTTGGCTCTCCCTGCACCAGCCGCAGATCTATGCCGGCCTGACGGCTGGCCTTACTGCGCTGGTGCGTGTGATCTATGGCGGTGGAGGTCGGCGCCAGATGATGCTCGAAGGCGCCCTGTGCGGCCTGATCGCCGTCTCCCTGGTCCCGGTCTTGGAATATCTGAGCCTCCCCAGCAACCTCGCCACCTTCGCCGGCTGCATGGTCGGCTTCATGGGCGTGGAGAAGATCAGGGACTACGCCGACCGCTGGCTTGGTCGAAAGGCAGAGCAGCAATGATGGATTCTTGGGAGGACTACTGATGGCGACTGTCGGCCCTCTCGTCCTCGTCGACGTGATCGAGGTTACCGGCCTTGATTCGCCATGCAGGGAGTTCGTCACTGATGGCCTGTGCAGGTTGTGAGAAACGCCGAGCCTGGCTGAAGAAATGGTGGAAGGTAGCCCATGAACGAATGCGCAAAGCCCCTGCTGGTAATCAGCACGGACCGTCCTCTGTCGAGCGAAGCCCGGGAGAAGATGACCAAGGCGTTGGAGCCGATAGCCCAAAGCATCGGAGCCAAACCGCTGATCCTGAGTGATGGTCTGCAGGCTGGAATCCGCAGTGACATCAGCCCACTGCTGGAATCGCTCCTCGATGAGCAGCGCAAGACCAATGGCTTACTGCTCGCCCTGGTCGAAGCGATGGCCGATGAGCGCGATCCGGATGCAGAGCCTCGGACCTACCTGAATGGAGATCCCATCCTTCAAGAGCCTCCTCATGTTGAGTTCGTGAGGAAGCGCTAATGCCAATCTACGGTCGAACCAAATGCACCGAGATCGATGCTGTGCGCATGCGTCGAGGCTGGTTCGGCAAGCTGATCCTGCAGGTGAGGTACAAGATCGTGCGAGCCCGGCTTAACCCGCCAGGCCAGCCAGTCATTTGGGAAGATGCTGGCGTGTCCGAATGGCGCGATGTGAACGGTAACGACCTGACCGAATCGCTGATGGTAGCCAAGCGCCTCGGATTGCAGTGATGGCAAGACTGCGCACGCTTAAGCCAAGGCTGCAGGCTTTCAAGCCAGAGCGCCCCAGGTTCGTCTCAATCCAAGAGGAGCCTTCTGACAGCTGGCGGGCTGGCAAGACCACTACTGAGCGTGGCTATGACGGGCGATGGAAGAAGGCTCGCGAGGCCTATCTTCGCAAGCATCCACTCTGCCTGTACTGCGAGAGGGAAGGCCGTATAACGGCCGCTACCGTGGTGGATCACATCGTCCCGCACCGCGGCGATAAGGCAATCTTCTGGGATTCATCCAATTGGCAGCCGCTCTGCAAGGCCTGCCATGATTCCGTCAAGGCTAAAGAGGAAAGGCCATGGCGGAAGTCAGAAAACCGTCAGTGACGGCATTTTGTCGTAATCAGGGGGGGTATGTGGATTGTTTTCGTCAATTTACTGGCGACCGCGCCGCCA